TGACTTTGTGTCGGGTCTAGCTCGCCCATTCATCATTGCCTTGAACTTGAACAACACTGACAGCCCACTTTTGGGTCCAACACCGACAGACATTGACTTGTCGGGTGGCACGGGGATCATCATTGTTCCGCTTCAGATTCCCGGCTCTCTTGAACCCCCGGATGTGAAGAAGGATTACGACGGCGATCAGTCACCTTTGCAGTATCAACCATTCGTTGTTGAAGTGCCTTACACCTGCTCGTCGTGGGGTTATGAAGCAAACGACTACCGGGGCAAGGCGCTGCGCCAACTTGCTGCCGGTACAGGCAAAGCGATTGAACGCGAGTTTTGGCTTGGCGAGTTCAATGTCGCAAATATCAACTTGCGATATTGGACCCCCGGAGCGAATATCGTTGGCCCCGGCGGTTGGGCCGCTCCCGTGGCGGTGAACGTGGCTCTTGGTTTAGCGTTGCTTGAGAACGCGCTTGCAGGTTGCGCTACGGGTAGCCGGGGAATGATTCACGCTCCCGCTGTTGTGGTTGAGAGGATGGGTCAGTGGTATCTGATTGACGACGACCCTGGTTGCGATGAGAACGAGTGCCGTTTGTTGACTCGTTCACGCGGCGATGTTGTTGTCTGTGGCGCTGGTTATGAGGGGCAGTATGGCCCGTTCTCCGCACCGTATGACACAGGCGCTACGGAAGCGTGGGTGTACGCAACAGGCATGGTCGATGTCCGCTTAGGCGAGCCGATGATTTACCCTGAGACAATAGCTGAGGCACTAGACCGGGCGACGAACACGATAACGTACCGGGGTGAGCGTACTGCTGCGGTGAACCCTGACGGGTGCTGCATGTTTGCCGTTCTGGTTGACTTCGAGGAAGCGCTGACCTGATCGTGGCGGTCTTGTTCGATTGCTGTCCTAAGTCAATCAAAGCGCTTGCTATTCGCATCACTCCGCTTGACCTATTTTACGGGTCGCATATGTCGGGCGACCCGTTGATCCCGTTCCCTTCTGCGCCGACAACACCGTTTTCTCGGTGGCAGATGAGCGGTTTTTCTGAGCTGACCCTTTCACCTGATTACGAATCGGGCAGCGAGACACTGATGATGAACCCTGCCGCCAACAGCATTGGTGTTATTCATCGACCACCGGAGCAGATGAAAGGTTTCAATCTTGAATTGAAACTGTGTGGGATGCCAACGATTGCAAACAAGTTGTTGTCGGGTATGTCTGACGGGAACAGTCTGACCGTTGACTCCGGTGAGGATACAAGCGTTGTCGGGCATACTTTCAATAACGATATGGAGAACGGCGGGGCTTGCCTCGGGTTCATTGTTGACTTGTGGTCGAAGAACGCTGCAACGACCTGTGATCCTGCGGGGGACACGACAGGCGGTTACATCCATTGGGTGTTGCCGTTCACTGATCGTTGGGCGATGTCCGGCGGGTTGAACTTCAACATTGGTGCTGCGGAGTTGTCCTTGTCCGGTTACGCAAAGAAGAACCCGATGTTCTATCCGTCTATGCCCGGCCCGGTGTTCCCGTCCTATCAGGATCTTGAGCCGTATGTGGGCGGCGCTCCACCGTGCATCTTGCCGTCGGGTGTTGTCGCCGACTCCTGGACTGTGGAGGACATGTTGCAGATCAGGCTTGGCGGGGCGCTTGCGTACAAGTGTGTTGATTCGTTGCCGGGCGTGTTGGATGATTGCAGTCCCGTCCCTCAAGATGAGCCGGTGTTGATTCTGTCTCAGCCTGTCCCGTTTCCCATGCCTGTTAACACTGTGAATTATTGGGTGGGGGTATGAGAGCGAAGCTTCCTTCTGTGCGCGCCGATGTGAACGTCGTGGGCGATCAGGCGTATTGCAAGTTGATAAACATGACAGGCCACTTTGTTCGGTTTAGACTTCCGAAAGCAACTGTGAAAGTTCCGGGGAACACCGTAGCTAATGTGGTCGCAGATTTTGTTAATGGGTTCAGTGTTTCAACTGAGGAACACGGATTACTGTTTGGAGATGATGTGAAGACAACTCGTAGCGGTCAGCCTTGGAACGTGAGAAACGCGATAGGGGAACAGGCACCGCCGCCCGCTGAACCGGCTGTCGCTAAGAAGTCGCCCGGAGTCGACCCGACGGTCGCTCCGACTGGGGTCGCTTCCGGTGTCGCCGACCCTGAACCTCTAGTTGAGGTTGAGGCTTCTGTCGTTGTTGAGACTCCAGGCGACGTTGAACCTGTCGTTGAGATTGTTGCTGCCGACTTCACTGTTGCTGAGGTGCTTGAGTGGGTGGGTAGTGACTCTAAGCGTAAGGCCGCTGCGTTGCGTTCTGAACGTAAAGGCAAAGCGCGTAAGGGTTTACTAGCAACACTGTCCGCCTAATCCTTCCCGCAAGGCTTAGGCTGAGTTAGAGTCCAACCAAGTCGATCCATATGGAGGGTCAGTAATGACGATTTGTTGCCCAAAGTCAATCAAGGCGTGTGCGATCCGTGTCACCCGACAGGACACAAACGATGTTGTGCTTGACCCCCTAACCCCAAACAGCCGTGTGCTGTCGTCAGGGTTCATGGAGTTGAACATGTCGCCCGACGTTGAGGACGGCGAGGACATCACGACCAAGAACGGGAACGGCGAAATCTGTATCCGTAACAAGGACTGCAACCGGCTCAAGGGTTTTGAGGTTGAGTTGAAGCTTTGCGGTATCCCGTTGCCGATGATCGAAATGCTTATCAACGCGACACTCCTTGAGGACGGCGCAGGTAACTTCCTCGGTGCCGCGATGCGTAACTCGCTTGATGATCCTTGTACCGAGTCGAAGCTTCTGGAACTGTGGTCGCAGAACGCAGGCAACTCATGCGCTATCGACGGGGTGAACTCCTCGCAGTACATCCATTGGGTGTTCCCGCTAACAAAGAATTGGGAGCTTTCCGGTGGGTTGAATTACACGATTGGTGCGCTTGAGCTAACCCTGTCGGGTTACGCTCAGAACAACCCTTGCTTCTTCCCATCTATGCCGGGCGCTACGTTCCCTTCATGGGTGCCAGGGTCGGGAGATCCTGCCGGTCACCCGACAGGGCCTGCCCCAACGGTGCTGCCATTCGGTATATCTGCCGATGAGTGGTCGTTGACAGATCAGGCTGCGATTCAGGCCGGTGGCCCTGTGGCGTGGCGTTGCGTTGACTCACTGCCTGAAGGCATCGACGATTGCGCTTACGTTCCTTCTTCGCTGACTTCAGCGTAGGTTTATCTGACGGCAGACCGCGGCAATGGTTGTCCGTTTATGCAAGCTAGGGGGGTCGCTACGGCGGTCCCTTTTAGCTTTTTGGTCCTAACAGGTAGGCGAGTCCTACGGCGGCTCCGATGAGGTAGAACCAAAAGCCGAGGGCTTCTATTGCACCCCATGAGTTTGCTGCAATCATTGGATCTCAATTCCGGGCGCATAGAAAACGATGCCCTTGTAGGTTGGGTAGGTTCGCCATGTGTTTGTGATGTAGGTGGCGAACTCGGGGTTGATCTTTGCGAGGGCTGTTAGAAACAGTGCGAAGTCGCCTGCCTGTGATGTTTCTATTTCGACCCTTGTCTTGCCGTACACATCGGGGTGGTACTCAACTGCTGCCCCTAGCTTGTCGGCTACTTCTGCTGTTGCGCTAGCTTCGCTAGTGGTGATGTTCATGCTGCTGCTTTCAGTTGCGCTTTGAGTGCGTTTGTCAGGGTGCATGACCATGCTGCCCATGCTGCTAACTCCGGGGAGTCCAATTCGTACATTTCGTTACCGCCACAGCATCCGTCAGGACACATTCCTAGTAGAACATTTACCATTCCCCATGCTTGTTCCAGGTCGCCGTTGGCTTCGCTGACAACGTAGGCGGCGATGATCTCTGCAACGGGTGTGGTCTTCTGCTTGAAACAGAAGTTGGCGATGCGGCGTGCCTCGGTGTGGTCTCGCGTTTCGCAGACCATACGCCCGTCTACCTCTACCCTGAACGAATCGTAGGGTGTTTGTGTGAGGTTGATTCTTCCGTGTGTGGTGTTCATGCTGCGTTCCTTACTGCTCGTCTTGCGTCACGCAGGCGGCGTGCTTGCGAGGTGGTTGCTACTGCGCCCTCGTTGGTTACCAAGCTGCTGATGTCCTCTAGCAGGAAGTTGATCCAATCAAGATCGGATGAGCGTCCGAAACCATTGAAGTCCAACGTGTGAACCTGAAGGAGGAGTGTTTGGCTTTGCATGACATTTTGTAGTTGTTGTGTTGTTCTCATGTAGTTGAGTATACAGCACGGGTGGGACATTTCAAGTCAATAATGGCAAATACTCAAGATTTCTTCAGATTTCTTTTCGGCTACATGTAGTGCTACCATCGACGGGAGTAGCACCCGCTACCACCAAACAGGAAGAACATATGTCAACACCGGAAGAACAACCCATCGTTGGACTCAAAGAGATCGGCCCGCTACTAGAAGTAGACGGACGCACCCCGCACGCGTGGCATTACCGCCGCCTGCTACCCGTACCCGACTACGCGTCGATCAACGGCATCCGAGCATGGGACCGTCAGACGATTGTCGATTGGGCAGCCGAAACCGGACGACTCCCCGACAGTCTCCGAGCTGAAGCCAAAACTGATGTCACGATTCCTCGCGGTGGCAAGCGGGCCAAAGCAAAGAACATCTCTACCCTGACAGACGCAGGCGTTATACCCGTCAACCTAGATGACTCAATCCGGTTCAGCCTGTGAGCGCGCTTGTCTACGCCGGACTCATCCTCGCCGCATATCGCATCACCAGATTTTTCGTCCGTGATTCCCTAATAGGTTTCAGTTTGGAATCTGAGTCGAAGATGTCACAACGGCTCGACACGTTTTGCTACACACCCGACGGTGGTAACCGAAATTGGGTGCGTGGTTTCCTCGGCGATCTGCTGACCTGCGTGTGGTGTCTCGGTATGCACGTTTCGTGGATTCTTGTTTGCGTGTGGTTTCGTGCGTGGCCGTGGCAACTCGGTGTTGACGGTTGGATCAGTGCGTTCGCTGTTGCGGGTGGAGCGGGTTTCATATCCTCTCGCATGAATGCTTGAGATGTTCCGAGCAGGTGACGCATCTGATATAGAACTTGAGGTCGGGTGCAATGACTGCCGACAGTTAGTACCGCGTGATCTTGCGCATGACACAAGTTCTGATAATGGTGATGAACAATGGTGGTGTCCTGAACACTGCCCACCGTGCAACGCGCACATGATTGGATTCAACAATGAGTAACGATTCTTCGGAACCAAGGGTGTTGTGTTGGTTCTCTGCCGGGGCTGCTTCAGCAGTTGCCACGAAACTTGCGATAGCCCGTTGGCCTGATCGTGTCGTGGTCGCTTCAATCGACCCTGGTTCAGAACACCCCGACAATGAGCGGTTTAGAAACGAGTGTGAAGTTTGGTTTGAGCGACCCATCACGCTGCTCAAGTCTGAAAAATTTACGGACACTTGGGAAGTGTGGGAGAAGTACCGGTACATCGCGGGGATAGCGGGAGCGCCTTGCACGGGTGAGTTGAAGAAGAAACCGCGCTTCAGTTTTGAGTTGCCTGATGACGTTCAGGTGTTTGGTTATACGTCGGAGGAGACAGGTCGGGCGACAAGGTTCAAGGATCAGAACCCTGGAATCAACCTTGCTACTCCTTTGATCGACGCGATGCTCACTAAGGAGGATTGCCTTGCCATTGTCGCTCGCGCAGGGATCGAACTTCCGACGATGTACAAGCTCGGTTACCGGAACAACAATTGCATCGGCTGCCCGAAAGGTGGGATGGGTTATTGGAACAAGATCCGGGATGATTTCCCGGTCGTGTTCAAGCGGATGTCCGACCTGGAACGTGAACTCAACGCTTCGGTTTTGCGTTCCAACGGGGAGAGCGTTTTTCTAGATGAGCTACAAATTGGGCGTGGGGATTACCCGTCGGAATCTGCTCCCGAGTGTGGCATCATGTGCGCGATTGCTGAACTTGAAATTGAGGTGAAAGAGTAATGGACCTTTCGTATTATGAATGGGTGAAGTATGGGATGGATAAAGGGTGGTGTTCTGAGGCTGCGTGTGTAACGCATGATGGTTTGCCTTCCACGGATTCGGAGATGGATGAGTGGGAAGCCGGTAACGATCCGTGCGAGTTTGCTTTGAGGTTGTGGCCTGAGCCGTCGGAAAACGAACTCCCTGTCGGACTTAGGTCGCCAGCGACCCCAGTCGTGTGAGGCCGACCGGTGGGCGTTGATCTTGGTTTGTGTTCGGTTGCTCCGAGGCGTTCGGGTGAGCCGGGTTGTGATTGGTGTGGGGCGTGGTTGAATACGCGGCAGAAGCGTTGGTGTAGCGACTTGTGTATTTCGCATTTCCGACGGAATCATGTCTGGAAGTTTGCGCGTGTTGTTGCGTTGAATCGTGATGCGGGGTGTACGCGTTGTAGTGGTGTTGCGGATTTGGAGGTGAATCATATTGTTCCGTTAGCGGGTCAGGAACGTACTGAGTCTTGCCTTCATCATTTGTCGAATCTTGAGGTGTTGTGTCATTCGTGTCATGTGGCGGAGACTGCGGCGCAGCGGGAGCGTGGTGATTTGCCTGCGTCGTGGGGGAACAATCTGCGACGTAGTTAGGGTGGTCGAAAAGAATCTGAACAAATATCTATTTGGTGTTGCATGATGTCATACACAAGTGGTATGGTTAGTACATGACAAACACCGAGATGACTCAAGCAGAAGAAGCAGAAGAAAACGTCCGCATCGAATTGGCAGAAGCTCTTACCGAGTTGCGTGCCTGCGAAGCTCGCCACCACGTTCTGACCACAATCGGAATGCGCTCCACCTTGGAAGACCCAACACGGGCCGCACGGTTCGTAGAGGTCAGCGCATTGTGTGACCGCATGGACGAGTTGATCCCCGTGGTCAACCAACTGCGAGTCATCGTCAACGGCTTCGACGAGGAGTGAAGATGAATACCAACAACAAAGGCAAAACGAAAATCGTTGGATGGGACGGCAACTCAAACGAGATCGTTCAGGTGTGGATGCCTTGCGGATGCAAGTGGTCCAACAATGGGCAGACTCTCGTAGCGTCATGCGTTGACCACCTTCGACCCGCTACCAAGTAGCCATCACGAAACCGTCCATCCGCCGTGCAATAATCGTTGCATGGCAAACGATATGAAAGACGCACAGAAGGACATGTCCGCTCTCATGGCCGCTGTACTCCAGAAGGATTGGGACGGTTTCGTGATGATGGTTGAAACCATGTCCGAGTCGGAAGCAAAGAATGTTGCCGTAGCGACAATGGGTTTCCTCGGTCAAGCAATTCGCGACTTCGCCGATCACGCTCAGATGGAACCATTGGATTTCTGGTTGCAAGCAATGGAAGGTAACCACTCTGAAGATTAGTCGGGGTGAATGTAGGCTAGGAGTGTGGCCGCTCCTCCTCCTCCCCCGTGTACTCAGTGGACTACGCCCGAGCAGGTTCGTTTGTGCTGCACCGGCTTGGACCCCGCATACGATCTGACTGATGCAATTCAGTTTGCGTCGGAGATCCTGTTTCGACTCTCGGGTCGGCGGTGGCCCGGTGAGTGCAACCGGACGGTGTACCCGTGTGCGGGCGACAACTGTGGTTGCAGAGGAGATGCTTGGTCTTGGTTTGCTGCGTCGGGATGGAATTGGGTTTACGCGGGATACCCTTCGCTCCCCTACATGGTTGATGGGGGGTGGGCTAACAAGTGGGCAGGCTGTAAAGGGATTTGCCATTTGGATTGTGTGGACCTTCCAGGGACCGTCGACGAGATCACACAGATCCTGATTGACGGTGTACCCCTTGACCCGTCGGCGTACAAGGTTCAGGCTTACAGGCGTGTGTGCCGGGTTGATGGCGAGCATTGGCCTTGCTCAAACCGTCTTGGCGAGGAGCAGTGCGAAACGACTGATGAGATCGTCGAAGTCGAAATCGTAGCGACCGGCGGCGACTGGGCGCTCACCGTTGATGCTGTGACTGCGGTGTTTGATTCGACGCTGTCCGCTGTCGCTCTCGCTGCCGCTATCGACTTGGCGTTCGGGGCAGGGACGGTTGAGATCGTTTCGGGCGGGCCGGGAACAGTGGCCCCTTATCTAATTGTGTTTGCTAATGCTGTTGCGGGTTTGCCTGTTGTGTCTGTAGCAGATGTGTCTCTTACCGGTATTGACCCGTCGGTAGCTGTGACTGTGATTGAGCCGGGGTGTATCGCCGCTGAAGGAACTTGGTCGATCAGTTATACGCAAGGTTCAATGCCTCCTCCGGGCGGTCAATATGCGGCGGCTATGTTTGCTTGTCAGATTGCCCTGAACCGCTGTGGTGGTGATGGGTGCATCCTTCCGCAACGGCTGAAGCAGATCACGCGTGAGGGTGTGTCTATGGACTTTGGCGACCCGCTTGACTTCTTGGACAAGGGGCAGGTCGGGATTTACGAGGTTGACTTGTGGTTGAAGTCGGTTAATCCTGCCGGTCTGCAACGACGCGCTGCTGTGTATCGGGCTGACCATGATCGTAAACCGAACACGACTTGGACTTGATTGTGGCTTGCGATCTGCTTGACCCTGCGTATATCAACGAGGTGTTGCAACTTGTTGTTGATGATCTGTGTGTCGCCCTAGAGGAATGCACGACTCCTGGCGCGCCTGAGTCGTGTTTCATTTCGTGGACCGCTCCGCCGGATGACTGCTGCAACTTCCTTGCGGTGTGGATGGATGAGCTATTGCCCACAGCGGGCTTCCCTGCGGTGAATAACAGCGATCCGTTTCAGTGTGGGGTATTACGCATGATGCGGGTAAAAGCCCGTCTAGTGCGCCCCTGTTGGCCTGTGGTGAGAGATAACGCTCAGGCACCGTTTCCGTCTGCGGGTGAGATGCAAGCGGCGGCTGAGTTGCTTCTGATTGACTCTAATGTGGTGTGGTGCCGTCTTGTCTCAGCATTCTCTAACAACTTCTACAACGTAAACGAAACAGATTGTTTGTTGTCAATGATTGGTGATCTGCGTCCTGACAAACCACGCGGCGGTTGCGCCGGGTTCACCGCAACATGGATGATGGAACTGTCAAACTGTAGGTGCTGACATGCCAACAAAATTCACTATCAACGAACAAGCGATAGCAGGGCTAGTCGCCCCGACCGGGATGGTGACCGAGTACCTACGGGGGTTGGGAAACCAGGTCGCAACGGTCGCCCGCTCAACGGCCCCAGTCGATACCGGCAAACTCAAATCTTCAATCGTCGTCACCGAGCGGTCTGCCGGTCGAAACGGAACAGCGATTGAGGTGTCGGCTAACACTCTCTATGCGACATATGTGAATAGGGGAACCCGACCCCATGTCATCATGCCTAAGAAAGCAAAGATGTTACGCTTCCCGAACAAGGCAGGCGAGATCGTGTTTGCAAACAAGGTCAATCATCCGGGTACGAAACCTCAACCCTTTATGCTCAACGCAATGCTCGCTGTTATCAGGTAACATCATCGTGTTACCACTAGCAAACATGGAGCAAACATGGCTGATGAAGTAGTTGCTACAAGTGATGTGATTGACTCGTTAGCTGCTGAAGCTGACGGCACGAAACTTGAGTTGAAAGTCCGTGACGAGGTGTTTGGTTTAGCACCGGAGATCCCTGCAATCGTGATGCTGCGGTTGTCTGCTGCGGGTGACGCTAGGACTCCACCGGCCCGGCAGATGACAGCGATTGCTAACTTCCTGGAACACGCTGTGATTCCTGATGATCGTGAGAGGTTCAACGATTTTCTTGAGGACGCTGACCCCATCATCGACTTCGAGGAATTGAATGCGATTCTGGAACGGGCCACTGAAGTTATCGCTGCGCGCCCTTCCGAGCCGTAACCCTTCTTTCATCTTGGTGTGCTGCTAACGCTTTGGAAGTTGACGGCGTGTTGGTCGGCAGAGGCTTACGGCTTACCGATCTGTCGTTAATTGAGATGCTGAACTTTTGCTATTCGCATCTTGTCGCTGATGCTGATGAGGAAGGCAGGAAGAAAGTGAACCTCGCCTTAGCAGGACGACTAGGCGAGCATGGCGGCGAGATCATCGACGATCCGATGTTGCCTGCGAGTATGCAGGGTAAAGAGGCTCCTTCATGGTGGAATAGTGACCATGATGCTTTCGCGGATCAGCACACGCTTGCTGATTCTGATACACAATTCCACGGGGTGCGTTGATGGCTGATGTGATCGGGCGCGCTGTCATTGA